TGAATGGGATCAAAGAATTAAAGAAGTTAAAAATAGTGTATTTAAAGATAAAAAGAAATGGACACCTTCTGCGAAGGTTTTAGGTGCTTGTGATAAATATGATAAATTAATAGAAACCTCAGCAGTAAGATTACTAAAAGCTGCTAGGACATCAATAGTTAAATTAGAGAAATACTTTAGAGATATAGATTTACATTTAATGGATGATCATGGTAAACCAATATTTCACGCAAAAGATCTTATAGCTAACTTATCAAATATGGGGAAAGTAGTAGATGGATTAACAAGATTAGAAGATATAGTTAGAAAAGAAGAACAAGCCGCTAATACAAATAGAGGTGGAATTGAAGTAAATAAATATAGTATGTAATGGATTTTTTAGAAGATATAGAACTCTATAATCAGGCTATGAGAAACGCTTATTTTATTATAACTAAAAGAAAGACTTTAGATGATATTTATTATGACTTAGAAGAAGGTAGAATAGAAACTTTACCTTTACCATTTGATCCGATACATGAGGATGGGAGAACTGAAGATATAATAGATATAGTTATAGAGTATTTCACAAGTACAGAAGAGTATGAAAAATGTGCAGAATTAGTTAAAATAAAAGAAAGATGTTTAAACATACCGATAGAGTCAGACAAGCTGCAATAACTTTCCTTAAAAAAGGTAGGTTTACGGATGCGCTTCCAGGAACAAAAGATTATTATGATCATTGGGATGAGGAGCGTAAAAGGTGTATGTATGGATACACAATAGATGAATTACAAGTTACTGGATTCCATTATTTTTATTTAAATTATTGCCCTATTGATAGAGCTGTAGATGAAGAGTTACCAGATGGTACAATACAATCTAGACGTGAGCGTAGTTTTCCAAGTTTTTATGATGGAGATTGGGAGTATTTCCAAGAAATAGATAAAGCTAGATCAGAAAATAGACATATGATTGTCCTTAAAGCAAGGAGAAAAGGATATTCTTATAAAGCTGGAGCAATGCTTGCACGTAATTATTTCTTTGTAAAAAATTCTAAAAACTTCGTATTTGCAGCACAAAAAGAATACCTTATTGGTGATGGACTTCTATCTAAAGCATGGGAGTTTTTATCTTTTATAGATGATAATACAGCATGGGCTCAACCTAGATTAAGGGATAGAGAAATGCATAAAATGTCTGGATATAAAAAGAAAGTAAATGGATTAGAAATTGAGATGGGGAATAAGTCTCAAATTATGGGGGTATCATTAAAAGATAATCCTGATAAAGTAAGGGGAAAAGCGGGTGAGCTTGTTTTCTTTGAAGAAGCGGGATCATTCCCTGGCCTCCTTAAAGCATGGGAGGTAACAATGCCAACAATGAGACAAGGTGCAAAAACATTAGGATTAATGGTGGCATTTGGTACAGGTGGTACAGAAGGCGCAGATTTTGAAGCTATGGAAGAGATCTTTTATAATCCAGAAGCATATGATTGTATGGCTTATGAAAATATATGGGATGAAGGAGCTATGGGTAGTATATGTGGGTATTTTATTCCAATACAAAAGAATCTAGATGGATTTATAGATGAAAATGGTAATTCTTCTGTACGTAAAGCAACAGAGTATGAACTAGAAATGAGGGAGAAGAAAAAAGGGGCTGCTGATGCAAAATCATTAGATCAGTATATAGCAGAACATCCTTTCTCTCCTCAAGAAGCTACACTACAAGTAACTGCTAATTTATTTGATGTAGCATCTTTACAAGAACAATATAATAATGTAAAAGCTAATAATCTGCATTCCGTAGGTACTGTAGGTAACTTATATTATAGCTCTGATAATAAAGTTAAATTTAAAGTGGATGGTAATTTAAAACAAGTTCTAAAATTTCCACACAGAAAAGATGATGACACAACAGGAGCAATAGTTATATATGAATCTCCCTATAAAAATCAACAACAGCAGGTACCTTTAAATATGTATGTTATTTGCCATGACCCTTATGGGCAAAATCAATCTGCAGATTCATCTTCATTAGGAGCAGCATATGTACTTAAAAGGCCTAATAATTTATCACATCCAGATGACCTTATTGTAGCTTCTTATGTAGGTAGACCAAAAACACAAGATGATTATAATAGAAATTTATTTATGTTAGCAGATTACTATGGATGTAAGATAGGATTTGAGAATGATCGTGGAGAAGTTATAGCATATGCAAAAAGATATAGAAAGATGCATAAATTACAAGAAGAGTTTGAAATGTTAGATAAAAGAGAACTTAGAAGTAAGACTGTAAAACGTCAATATGGTATGCATATGACTGAAGCAAGGAAGCGTCAAGGGGAAATATATATACGAGATTGGTTAAATACTGTAAGAAGAACGGATGAGAATGGAAATAAATTACTAAACTTGCATAAGATATATGATCCAGCATTGCTAACAGAGCTTATTAAGTTTAATCATGCAGGTAACTTTGACCGTGTAATGGCGTTTATGATTGGTATGTATCACACGAGAGAATTATATAATGCAGAGGTTAAAGATATATTAGAAGATCGAGCCGCAGATAAGTGGTTTGATAAAAATTATTATTAATATGGAAAAAGACAAGAATAAAGAACCTTATAATCCACTACCAGAATATTTATCAATAGGTCCATCAGATCTTCATGGGGCAGGTATTATTGCCAGAGAAGATATTCCAGGTGAGATAGTTATAGGTATAAGTCATGTGTATGATCCTAATTTTCAACATGATTATATTAGAACACCTTTAGGTGGTTTTGTTAATCATTCAGATGATCCTAATTGTGAACTTATAGAAGAAGATGACGATACTGATTATAAGAAATTAAAAACATTAAAAAAAATAAATCAAGGAGAAGAACTTACTTTAAAGTATAGTTTATATGATATTTGTGATTATTTATAGTGTTATATTTATAAAAATATATATAATATTAAGATGCTATGTAAAAGCAACGAAAACTTTAACTAAATTTGTCCACTATGGGATACGATAAAATACCAAGGCAAAAATTGCCTTTGTCTAAGAAGACTAAACAATGGAAAGAAGACTGTGTAGAAGCATACATAGACCTTTCTCAATCTGGCCGTAGTGCCGGTAGCAATAGAAAAGAATCTTTACAATCACTATATGAATACTATAACGGTGTAATTGATGAGGCGGATTACAACTATGTATTAAAACCTTACGGTAAATCTCGTAGTAATTTCCCTTCTCAACTGCGTAATTATCCCATAATTAAACCTATCGTTGATCTTTTGTTAGGCGAAAAATCCAAAAGGCCTCTCAATTTCACTGTTACAGTTCAAAATGCTGATGCTGTCTCTACCAAAGAGCAAGCAAAAAGTGATTTAATTTATCAAAGTTTTCAAAAGCAATTTGCAAATGAACTGATTAAAAATGGAAACTATCAAGGTGAAGAACAAGAAGTAGAATTACCTCAACAAATAGCAGATCAATTTGAAGCTAGTTATGTAGATAATAGAGCAATTAAAGGGCAGCAATCTGTAAATTATATAATGCATAGTCAAGAAATACATGATAAACTTCAAAAAGCTTGGGCTCATTTTTTAATAGCAGGAGAAGTATATACTCATAGAGGAGTTAGAAATAATGAACCTTTTTATGAAGTATTAAACCCTTTAGATGTAGATTTTGATTTAGATCCAGATTTAGATTTTGTAGAAGATGGAGATTGGGCTTTAGTTAGAAAATATGTTCACGCTTCAAGTGTTATTGATACTTATTATGACTATTTATCAGATCAACAAATAGCAGAATTAGAAGAACCAAGACATTCAGAGTCTGATTCGTATTTCTTATATACTAATTCTACAAATAAAGATGCAAACTCATATAGAAATAGATTAATAGAAGTAGCTCAAGTTTATTGGAAATCTAGAAAAAGAATTGGGTTTTTAACTTATATGGATATGGAGTCTGGAGCAATAGAAGAGCAAATAGTAGAAGATGGATTTAAAATGCCTTTAGAGTTAAGAGAAATAGGTGCTAAATTAGAATGGAAATGGGTAAATGAAGTTTGGGAAGGAACAAGAATAGATGGTAGAGTTTATATTAAAATTCACCCTCTTGTTAATCAAAGAAATTCTTTAGATAATCTTTCTACTTGTAAATTACCAATTAATGGTATAAGATATTCTAACTTAAACGCTTCTAATATATCGTTAGTAAAATTAGGTATACCTTACCAATTAAACTATAATATATACAAATATAGATTAGAACTTGCTATTGCTAAAAGTAAAGATATTGTTGCTTCTTTTGATATTAATATGATCCCTAAAAAATGGGATATGGATAAATTTATGTACTATGTTGAAGGTACAGGTATAGCTTGGGTAGATTATAATAAAGAAGGAATACAATTAAACCCACAACATCAATCTGTTATGGATATGTCTATTAAAACAATAGAGCAATATATTACTTTATTAGAATCTATAATGCAAGAATGGGAAAAATTATCTGGAGTAAATAGACAAAGACAAGGACAAGTAGGTAGTTATGAGGGTAAAGCAACTTCACAACAAGCTATTGTACAATCTTCTCATATTACTGAAGATTTATTCCGTAAATTTAATAGATTAGAACAAAGAGATTTACAATCATTACTTGACTATTCAAAAGAAGCATGGTTAGCTGGAAAGAAAACAATGTATGTTATGCCTGATGGTACAACAGATTTTTTAGATTTAGAAAGTATGGAACATATGGAATCTAATTATGGTATATTCTTATCAGACTCTGGTAAAGAGCAAGATAAGTTAGATAATGTAAAACAACTATCTCAAGCAATGATTCAAAATGGAACACCAGCTTCAACTGTAGCTGAAATGTTTGACGCAGATAGCTTTACTCAAATTAAACATAAAATAAAATTAGCTGAAAGAGAAATGCAAGCATTAGAGGCTAAACAAGCTGAAGCACAACAAGCTCAACAGCAAGCTGAATTAGAACAAAAAGCTAAAGAAGCTGAAGATGAAAATATGAATAAAGAAAAAGAT